CACAAACGCCTCGTTTTGACGCCCTTCACCAAATATAGCCACCTGCGGGGATTTGGCGACACCGCCATTTGAATAGTAGTTGAGCGGCAGCGATCCCTGTGAAGTCATGATGCCGCCTTTAGCGAATGCGACATTAGATAAAATAGAACCAAGACTAAGACTTGAATTGTTCATGTTAATACCATCAACAGTTCCTCCGCCAGTTCCTCCACCGATGGCGCCCATCACAGCTTTAATAAGACCCGCCGCCGCCGCCCTTGCTTGTATCTTGGCGATATCAGCAATGATCGACTTAGCCATTTCAGAAAAACTAGCTTTGCCGGTCATCGCCATGTCAATAATGCCATCTGTGAATGACTCCACCCACCCAACGCTTGATTGACGCATAGCCTCTGTGGTGTCCTCCCACTGACGCGCCAGTGACATTAGCGGATTCTCAATCTCTCTCGCGTGCGCTTCAGCCATCGCATTCAGCTCATCATACTGATTACGGTATAGGTCAAGATTTGACGCGATCATCTCTTCAGTCAAGCCTCTTTCTTTGAGATACCGCTCCTTAGCGATGGCGAACTCTGCATCCGCACGCTCTCTTTGGTTAGTAATTAGCGATGCGCGAATCGCTTTGGCATTGATTTGAGCGCTTGCTTCATTAGCCAGAATTTGGTTCATTCTGGCCTCTTCGCGAATCTTATCCGCATTTACATCTAGCGCCTTAGCCTTCTCCTCAAGCAGCGCTATATTTTGGCGGATGACCTCGTTATTCTCTTTATCGGCGCCTATATTCAGCTTTTGCGCTTCGATGGCGTCGTTGATTCGCTCCTTCTGAACTGCCAATTGCTCGTTGTAGCGCTGGAGTTCGCGCGACTGGTTTTCGTAGCCGCCATTATCAATGACTTCTTTGAGGTGCTCGTTATCGGTAATGAGCGACTCAAGCGTTCTTTGATTTTGCCGATCGATGGCATCGATGGTCTCTTTAGCTTTCGCGCTATCGGCAATGGCCTTGTTGACCTGATCGACCGATCTGGCTACACGCGCATTGGATTCGGTGTAGTTTTTATTGTGCTCCATCAGAGTGCGTATTTTCGCCTCCTCCGGCCCAATGTCGACATCGCCGCCCAGCGACATACCTAGCTGCGAGCGCTTCTTGGCAAGCTGCGCCTCAAGCTGGGCGGTATGATTAGCCAACTCATCAGCAACTTTCTTGGCGGCTTTCGACGCCTCATCATCTTTTGATTTACCTGGCTTCTTGTAATTCTCAACACCTTCCAACGCAAGACGCTTATTAGCCTCGACGTTATCGATCATCTCTTTGGTGTTGGTGTTTATCGCTTTGGTGTCAGCACCAACAACCTCAGCTCTTTTCAGGTAAAGCGCATTAAGCTCTTGCAGCGCACCGACTTGTTTATCGAAAACGCTATCCGACAACTCCTTGTTTTTGGCGTTATAGTCGTCTCTGCTTAATTTGCCGTCATTTAGGAGCTTGAAGTTTTCATTTTTGGCATTGGATATTTCGCGATTTATTTTCGCGATGATCTCCTCGCCTTCCTTTTTCTGCGACTGCAATAGATTCGCCCGCTGGTTATCTACGCGAATCGCTTTTGAATCAGCCAATAATACTTCAGCCTCTTTACCGGCAGCCGCAATAGTTCCGCGCGAATCGAAACCAAGCGAGTCCTTGACGTAATCACCGAAGGCATTCAAGAACGGCATAACTGGCATTTTCGAATTGGCCGCCGACTCTCTTTCTTTTCTTAACTCTTCCTGCGCCTTTTTGCCATCTTCGACCATCTTCGCCAATGCGACTTCATTGGCGACAACACCCGAATCGATGGCTCTTTTTGCGTCATCAACAGCCTTCTGAGCGGCGCCGGCCCAATTAAACCATGCTAGTGCGCCCGCCGCCAAAGCCGCCGTTATAATGCCAATAGACCCGCCCAAAGCCGCAACTCCCACCGACAGTCTGCCTTTGGCGGCGGCAACCGAAGCGCTGGCGGCGGCGGTATCTATGAGACTCACGCGCAAAGCGACAATGGCCGCACTTGCCGCTTTAATGGTTGCTGTCAATCCAGACACCACCGCCGTCAAGACGCCCCACGATTTAATTACAACCGCAACTTCAAGGGCGTATTTGATCCACTTGCCGATCTCGTCTCGATTTATGACGACATACTTAGTGACATTAACCAACTCTCTGGTTATTTCGCCAAGCGACTGACCAAAAGCGGTAGCAGCAGCAGTTGCCTCTGGCGTATTAAAGGATTTTGTTAAATCCGTTATTGCGTTTTTCGCCTCCTCAAAAAAACCCGCATCGCCGATTTTCTTTTGAAACAAAGTCCACTCTGTTTCTAAGTTGGCGGTCAGACCCATCCAGGTCTTCATCATCTCGCTGGCTGACCCGCCGAACTCTACCGTCATTTCTTGGAATAGCACCGACAGAGCTTCTTTGGCTTTAACCTGACCTTTTGATATCTGATCGGTTAATTGAGATACCGTTAAGCCTAACCCTCTCGCCATCAATCGAGTTGCATCGGGAATGGCCTCGGCCAACTGCTGACGCAACTCCTCCATCGAGATGACGCCCTTTGAGGCCATCTGCTGTATGGCGATTGAGGCCCGATGCAGCGAGTCGGAGTTGCCGCCAAAGTGCGCGTTGGCATCTATAAGCGCCTGCATCGAGCCCTTTAATGGGTCTATGCCGGTGGTTTTAAGCTTTACATAGGTGTCAGTTAGCGCCTTGACATCAACAGGCGCATTTCGCGCCATCTCGAAAATGGCATTGACGGAATTGGTGGCGTCTAACGACTTACCCGCTTCGGTGGTGGCTGTTGACATGCCTTTCATCAAGGCCGTCATACGCTCGATTTCGCCGTTGGTTTGGGCGATCTTCAATGCGGCGCCGGTAGTGACCGCATGTAGGTTTTGAATGGCCCCTCTCGCCAACGATGTCGTGACGACGAATTCTCTGAATGAGTGACCTAAGCTAGAAAAGCGCTTATCGAGAAGACTGCTTTGCCTTGCGGTCTTCTCGATATCCTTGCCGATCTGTTGTATCAGTTTGCCGTTTTGAGTGATCTTGCTGGAAAACCCATTGTCATCCAGCTTCATTACAATTTTAACCTGACCTACACTCACACGACCTCCCTGTCGCTACATGTTCATCAACAAATCCGCCATTGCGCTTGCGTCAAATACTTCCTCAAACTTGGTGACGCGACCAAGTTCGCTTTGCAACCCCTCAAGCTTCTCCGTAAAACCCTCAGAGCTGTTTGCTGCCGCCAGCACGGTCAATTGCCTCAGATCGCGCTCGGCGTTCATTCTGTTGATGTTCTCGCTCATCAACCAGAACACCTTAACTGGGAGCCTCATAACCTCCCAATAAGACAAGCTGTATTCGCGAGATACTCTACAAAACAGGAAGCCGAGGTCGACTTCCTGTAAACGTGCTACTTTTTTCCGTCGCCTTCGGTCGCCTCTTGCTCAACCTCATCGTCACCCCGGATAAAGACCGATACTTTTTGCAGAGAAGCAAAAGGCAATTGGCGCAATTCAGACTCCTCGATACTTGGCACAGACAACCGAATGATCTTTACCGAAATCTCGGTGTGGGTGACGTAATCGTCGTCGGCTGCCGCCTTTAGCTGTTCGATCAGCTTATTCGACTCGATAAAAGCCTCAACCGTTTGTTCGACAATCGGGTGCTCTTTGCCCTTTAAAGTCAAGAAGCGGTTTGTCTGAGTGGATAATTCATCCAAGTTCAAATATTTTGGAGTCATAGCAATTCCAATATTGTTAAGTTAAAAGTAAGCGGTTACTTACGCCGCCTGTAAATTAGCCGAAGTTGCAGCCACCCGCTTATCGCCCACCTGGAACAAGATGTTTTGATTGTCGGTGTCGGGGTAGCCGTTGAACTCAACCGGGAAGGTTCGCTCTTGGTCAACTTTGAACGCAAAGCTCAAAGCGCCGGCGGCGGCAGTTTTAGGCAGAATAACGTCTTGCGAGTAGTCGTCGTCAGCCAATGCGATTGGATGGACGCGCAACTCTTTAGCGATACTCAGCAACGATGTGCCTACGCCACGCTCAACGTCGACGCGAGCTTGTGTCTCATCGACACCTCCGGTCAGCCCTGCGGATACCGTCACGGCGCTCAAGGTGGTCTCGGCCAGTGTAAATGGCGCTGAACCGCCGGCATTAGGCGCTGCGCTGCGCGAGTAGTGGGTCACTTTGATGACCTTGCTGTCAGTTGGGCTCAGAGCGTAAAAAGCCGCCGAAACCAGCGTATTGCTTGAGGACTGCAACGCCAACAGCAAATTGGCCGCCGCCGACACCGCTTTAGCGCTCGCATCAGCCCCAACACCCAGCGCGACATGGTTGCTACCAACCACAGGCGTCGTTTTGAAGGTGAAATCGACACCGTTGACAGTCACTACTTCACCATCAGCGGGTGAGTCGGCGAATGTGATGGTGCCAGTTGCCCGCTCGCCATCCGAATAGAACGACGCACCCGGCATTACCTTAGCCAAGTTTTCCAGCGTGGTTTCAGCCAGAGGCGCGGTGATCTTCGCAGACCGCGACATGATCACCTCGTCAACCTCGGAGTTACCGAACTGGTCGATCATAACTTTGTGCGTTTCGGTGGTGACGGAAAACTCCACACCGCCCTTTGTGTAGCCCAAATCCTGACCGTCGTAGATCAGTCGGCATACACCCATTTTTACGTTTTTTGTGCTACTTGCCATTCAATTACACTCCTTTGCAAAGTTAAGTTTTGGCATATACCGCGTCGAAATTGACACTGTATTCGATGTTTTTGCCATCCGTCGCCGGATAGACAAATGGCTCCGATCTTGGCAGGATGTATTTCACATCAAGCCCCTGGATCACCTGAGCCTCGATACTTAACGCCTCGGCTATCTGCCGTGCCAACGTATCGTCATAATCCGGCTGGCGAACAACCACCTGGAATCCGCCACGCCTAATTCCCTTGATTTCGCGATCAATGCGGTCGCCCGGCATCTGGTCTCGAAACAAAATACCAATCTCGACTTCAGCCGGCATGTGATGGATAAAGATATTCCGACCCAGTGTGCCAAAGCCACCAGCCACTAAAATATTGGCCATTTCACGCAAAATCATATTGCCCTCAGCACCGCCGCTATCATCTCCGGCTCAACATCTGGATCAACCTCTTTCCAGGCCCGCTCAAGATATTTTGGGCCGGGATTTTTACCCTCCGCCCGCTTTTTATCATTCTCAGGACTGCCCTTGCCGGCGCGGTCGCTTTCGTGCATGATCACGGCATACTGATCGATATTGACCAGTTCGCCCGTCTCTTTATCGCTAATGACGCTCAAGACGCCAATCGTAATCTCATACCCCATAAACTGACCCGTTAATGGGTTTCGCCGCTTGCGATTCGAGTCAGGCTTGCGCTCTGGGTCGCGATAGATGGCTCTTTCGAGATTATGCCGGTCAACGGGCGCATTGTCGGCGGCCTTGCTCACAATCAAGTCGGCCTTTTCATCCATAACATCAAGAGCGGCTTTGATCGCTTTATCGCCATCTCTTTTGATCATCAACGCCAGCGCATTCATATCGCCTTCGATCTTTATCGCCATATCAGCAAATCAACCTGATAGTGATCAAACTTGTTGGTAAGCGCCTGAAATTTCTCTTCAATAGAGTCGACAACCAATCTTCTGCCACGAATAACGACCACATCACCTACCTCTATATTGGTCCCATCAGGGAATAACAAGCGAGCGTCGGCGACGATCTCATCCGCGTCGCCTTGCGAAGCGCTTTTGTCGGTGCGGATGCTGGTCTTTTTGGTCGACCCGCTCAACTTCACGACACAGCACCTAGCCTTTCTTTCGGCGCCAAGATATTCGCGGCCATATTCGTTATGGCCGGCGATGCTTGAGATAGTGCAAGGTATAGACGGAAATATCATGGAAATATTCTACACGATTGGCAAAAATAAGTCACCATTTACTTATCTACGGTAAATAAGCGCCTTGCTATTGGGATGAAATACCTTATCCCGTATCTGCTGATACCTTTCGACGGTAATCACTGCGTCACTCTCTGGGTTTTGTTTATTGGCAGACCTCACGACAAAATATTTATCGCCCGATTTACTGCCAACATACAGCGTCGTTTCGTTAAACACCGTGATCAGATGGTGCCTTGTGCTCAGCCAGGATGTCGCAATCGACCGCCACGGCTTATCCCCACTGCCAACATACACAGAGCCACCCACGATGGCCTTTATCGCCGCGCCTTTTATCGCATTCTGCAAGCCGTTGTTCGCCATCATCTCAAGCGTGTTAAACGCCACCAACTTAAGCTGATTGGAGCCGTGCATCACATCGCGAGTGGCCATATTCGACACGGAAAAGACGGTGGCGTAGATCAGCTCATCCAGATAATTACTCAGCTCGCCGCCATCGCTCTTTAGAAACTCGTCCGAGTCCACACCAGCCGCGAGCATCGCATGTCTCATCACTTCATCCGTGGAACGCTTCAAATCTTCACGATATTGACTCAGGCGCTTGTCGAACAGTCTAAGCGCGGTGTCGATGAATGATCGGCGCAGGGCGGTCGTCACGGCGTCCCTAGCCGCTAATATGCGGAAGAACTCACCCCTGACATCATTGACCCCAGCACTGTAATTGCGAGACGCCCGATCAGTCGACGAGGCGATTACCGCTAAGCTTTGGATAATTGCCATTATCTTCTACCGATACCCAGGTTGAACAACAAATACCCGCTTAACTCTTCCAACGTGCGCTTCGCAACCCCCATAGAGATCGGCTTACCTGGGCGAAACATAATCGACGACTGACCGACAGAATCCGCCATCAATCCCTCTTCGCGCTTTTTAGCCACAGGGTCGCCGCCCAGCAACGAGTCGGCCTCGATGATCTGCGCTCTATTCAAGCAAGCCAAGAAGCGGGCCGGAAGCGCGTTAAATTGCTCCAACGTCAATTCGTTTATGCAATTGATATCATTATCCGCATAGTCAAATGAGGCCGTGTCGGTCGTTGATCCAGACTCGCCCCGATAAGGGCTGAACCTCAGCTTGCCGATTCTGTGAAACGCGCTCACCAAAGCGGCGGTGCGTTGCTGGTCGGTTGCGCCCAACCAATAATCAATATTGGCGATGTCGATTGAGTTGAGTATCGCTTGATGCAGCGTTTGATAGGAGTTACCCAGCACTACCAAAGTCGACTCAAGCTCGATCAAATATGGCGTATCGATGTAAGCAACGGCGCCGCTGTCGTCCGTGATGATGAGCTGAATAACGCGCAAACCACGTAGGACGCCATCGCTTAGGGTATTATGCGCCGCCGAAACGATAACGTCGACCGAGCTGTCACCCAGCGCAAATGATGTGGCTGTGGTTGCGACAATCTCCGCGCCACTTTCATCAACAACGCGAAAATCGACGCTTGAAGGCGCCAAAATATTGCCATTGATGTCTGTAAGCGGGATGCTTAATGTGACCTGCGTGCCTGCGCGATATACATCCATCTTAGTCGGCCATCTCTTCGCCGCTCAATACCAGCAGCTCTTTAATAAGACCCACAATGGAGTTATTTTTAACACCATACTTGTCGGCAATCTCTCTCAAGCCCTTGATACCCAACTTATCCGCAACTTCCTCCAAACTTTGTCTGGTGTAGTCGTATGTGATCGTTGGCGCGTCGCCGACCGGCTGATCTGCACTTTGGCCGTCGTCGGTCAAAGGCGTATTAAAATGGGCGATATAAGTCGCGTCGCTGTTTGGGTCGTTGCCATCGATCGTCTCAGCTTGGATGATGCCGGCGATTCTGGCCGCCTCGCGATCACTCAAACTTTCAACGCTTACGCCGTTCTCGAACTCAACCCGCCCAAAATAGCCCGTCAAGTCTCGAAAGGCCGGTTCTAAAAGTCTAATTTTTGGCATTGTCTCACCTCATAAAAAACAGGGTCGGAGCGACCCGACCCTGTTGATGCGCTATCGACTAACGGTTACACAGCAGCGGCATTAACGCCTTTCAACTGAGCAATCGACTTGCTGGATTTCAGCGCCAAGCTGACATACCATTTCAAGCGGGTGCGAGTCGCATCCTGATCCTGAACGGTGCCAATCTCTTCAACCACAACACCTGCGGTTCCGCCGCCGTATACACCATGCAAACCATCGATCTCGTTCAAGCGAACCGCATAGAAAGAGGTGGTGTGTGCGGTGCCGCCTTGAGTTACATTGGCCGGAATGCAGTCAGAGACCAGAATCGGGACGCCG